AATAGGTTTTGGTATTTGATTAAATAAATCATTCATATTATTTATAACATCTCTGTCAATTTGTTGAATTAAGTTTCCATTTCTTATTTTAAATTGTCCTGTAAATTCGGTGATAATTAAAATTTTAATATCATCGGGTAGTAGAGTGAATAGTTCCATTGTTGTGTTTTGTTGAAATTATTTATAACTAATAAATGATTTCAATTTTATAATTTGATTTATTTATAATTTATTTGTATTTATGATTGCATTTATATAATGGATTCATAAATTTTTTCATTTATTGAAGTTGAATATAATGTAGTATCATCTAAAGGATCACGCTCTTTGAAACTACTAAACCAACATGTTTTTTTATATTCCATATTCAAGTGCATATTGCGTTCAATTATAATGATATACCACTTTTCAGCATATCCTATAAATTTTCTTTTATTATTATAGCTTTCGTCATAAGTATTTTCACTAATTTTTATATTTAACGAAATAATCACATTAAATGTTTTATCTATTTTATTACGGTAAAAACTTGTGATTATTTCATAATGTTGTGTTTTATATAACAAAATATTCATTTTATCAAGAAATTTCTTATTTAATTGTGCCATTAATTTACCATTTCTCATTTTAAATTGTCCTGTAAATTCGGTGATAATTAAAATTTTAATATCATCTGGTAATCTGGTGAATAGTTCCATTGTTATATTTTGTTGAAATTATTTATAACTAATAAATGATTTCAATTTTGATTAATATTTACATTTTTTATTTTGATATCATTTTATTTTATGAAAATTTTATTATTCTAAATAATAGTATAATAATAATCATTTACAATTGTTTTATTTTTAATATATCTACTCATTTTAGCAGCACAAACTCCTTCTATTTCTGCGGCCTTAGCTATCGTGTCCCAACTTGATAATAATTCATTAGTTTCTTTTTCTCTCTTATAAACCTTTTTACCAGTTGACGACGTGATTTTTTGTTTCTGAACGTATGGCTGTTTTAGAGAAATTCCATAATAACCTTCATTAGATTCACCGTCTAGCCAAACAGTTGCCTTCAATGTATAAGGCAATTCATTTAAGTAATTTTTTAGTTCTTTCATGTCATTATCAGTTAATTCTTTATTAACATTTACTTTCCATTTTTGATATTCTTTTAATAATGTTGAATTTAATATCTTTCCACAATCTGAAAATTCGCATGCATGAAAAATAAAATTTTCAACATTAGAATTATTGCCAGTTTTTTTATATTCAACTGATTTTAATTTAATACCAATATATCCGTGATTTCCATCAATGCGTTTTGGTTTAAATCTTGTATCTAAATAATTTTTGAGAGCGTGAAATGTTTCTTTAGTCGGTTTAACTTTACTCCATAAGCGATATCTTCCTTCTAAATTAACTGATGATTCTTGGACGTCTGGTCTAACAATGCAAATTTCATTTACGAAATCATTAAACTTTTTATTAACTTCATCTTCGGGTAGCAAGATATTTTGATAAACTGATGTTTCATTTAATTTAATGGTATCTAATATTTTTTGTTGGCTATCTAGTTTTTCTCTCAATTCACTCAGAGTAACCATCTGCTCTAAGTTATTTTTTTCAAGAAATTTTAATTTATCATTTAATAACTTGTTTTCAATTAATAGTTCTTCATTATGTTTTGTTAGTTTATTGAAATTTTCAATATTATATATTTTAGATTGTATGATATCTTTTATAATTTTTGTTAATTTATCAATACTAAATTTATCATTATAAACAATAATTTCAGTTTTATTTTTTTCATTAACTTTAATTGTTCTTAATTGTGGTTTAATTTTTGGATGTGATTTAATGAGATTTTCAATTTCAACTTTATTCTGAACTCTGAAAGCATTTTTTAAAGTAAAATTGTCATAATGTTTATGATGATAAGATAATCTATTTGATAGATCGTTTGTATGACCGAATTTAATTAATTTCTCTCCATTATCATTAGTATTATCAATTGTTCCAAAATAAATGCATTCAGTATTTACTGGAAATTGACTAATCAAAGCTTGTTCTACTTCTTTTTGTTTTTCAGTGATAATATTATCTTTGTTTTGTAATTGTAATTTTAATTCATTACATTCTTCATTAATTGTTTCTTGAAAAATTTGTTCTAATTTCATATAATATTCATGAATTTCATCTGCTTTTTTTGTTCCTGCCTTTAAACAAAATTTTTTAAATGTATTTACATTTAACATAATTGTTTCTTTATTGTGACCTCCGTGCGTCTTATCGTTTTGCTTTGCCGATTGGCAAAGCAAGTTTTTATAATCTTTATCAATTTGAAAGTTTTTTTCCAAAACTCGTTTAGCATTTACTTTTTGACCAAAATCTAACCATTTCCATACATTATCCAAATCAATAACAAAATCATTAATAGGGTCACAATTCAAATAGCAATAAAAACTTGATAAAAATAATTGTTGTTCGAAATCTGTAAATTTTTCTTTGATTTTCGTTAATAGTTTAATATTATAGTCTTTTGATAACCTTGTTATTGGGTTATTTTCAATCAATTCAACGATATCTAATTGTTCCATTGTTTATATATTAATAATAGCTTAGTCTTTAAGTTGTTATTTGTATAAATTGTTTTGTTTTTAAAAGCAAAAGCATCTATATTTTTTGCTCCACCAACTTGTGAAGAAAAACAAATTTACACTATTTACCAAGCAGATTTTCTTACGTTAATTTTTGGCCCTTGACCTCTCTTTTTGACTTTATTTGGATCATAAACGTCTTCTTCTTCATCCGAGTTCATATCTTTAGAAATTTCCCAGAATTCTTTAGAGCCTAATTTGAAATCAGGTCTAGATTCAGCCTTATACCAAAAGATTTGGTCTTGTAATTTGTTAGATTTTGCGTTGTTATTGATAACTAGACACTCGTAGTTCTCAGTGCACTGGTCCATTACTTGACAGAAGCTTTCAAATGTAGGGAACATACCAGCATAATTTTCATAAATTCGCTTGCGATTTGCCAAATATGGTTCTCTCAAAATGAAGACGTAATCAATGTTAGTTCTTAAGTTAGGAGGCACACCTAACGGATATTGCATTGTGATGATTAACATTATCTTCCAATGACGCCCGTTCATAAAAAGTAATCGCATCATTTTATCTTTAGTCCATGTGTTATCATATAAGCAATCATCTAAAATAACAAATGCTCTTGGGTCAATATTAGAACGCTTATAATTTTCCATTTCTTTTTTCACTTGTTTTAAAACTAATTTCTGCCTCTTTAGAATATTTTCAATAATAGCAGTATTATATTCATCATGAATGAATAATTTTGGAACATGAGAACTATAAAATCCGTTTCCTGCTTCTGTCCCTGAAATAACCGTTCCAATTGGTACATCTTGATGAAAATAAAGCAAATCTCTTACGAGGTAAGATTTTCCTGTATCACGTCGTCCAATCAAAACAACAACGGGTCCTTTATTTTCATCAGGTCTAAAACTAATATGACGCATGTCCCATTTTTTAAGTTCTAATGCCATTAATATTACTAAACATTAAGAAAAATATGTAATTTTAAATACGCGAATTTTAGTTTAAAACTATTATTATTTTTATATTAAATAAATAAATGGTTTTTGAAATTAATTACCAAAAGAATAATAATGAAACTCTTTTTAATAGTTTAGAGAAATTTTTAAAGTTAGAAAACCCTCAAAATTACATTCCAATTTATAATAAATATTTTCAATTAAATGAGACAAATTATAATAATATTAATTTAAATAACAATTTCTCTCTAAATGAAATAATTGAAGAACTGTCAGATAGTAATTCTTTTAAATGTTCTTTAAAAAATTTAAAAGATGAGACAATTTCTTTTAAGAATGTATTTTTTAAATTTAGTCCTTTATTGGATCCAGTCAAATATATGATAGGCAAATATGATACGAGCGATGAAAATTTATTAAATATTCCTGATTTTATGAATAAAAAAGGCCATGCAAAAGTGCTTGACAATAATAATGCGGCTTATGTAGATGGTTTTTTTACTTATTTGACAAGTCAAATGTTAAATCATCATGGTTTTATAAATGGATTGGATTATTATGGTTCTTTTTTAGGAATGAAAAATAATTTTTTAGTTAATGTGTATGACGATTTGGAATACTTATATGATTCAGAGTTTTTTAATACACATAAAAATGAATTATTTAAAATTGATAGTGAATATCAAAATGATTTATTGAATTTTGACAGTAAAAAGAATAAAAAAAGATTAGTTATAAAAAATGATGAAAAAGATGGTAATAATGAAAACAATGCAAATGGTGAAAATGTTTCAAACAATAATATATTAACACTTGATGACATTGAAAGTTTAGATGATATAAATACTTTATTTCATGTTTCTAAAGATCAAAATGAAGATTTAATGGTTGTAGAAGAAAGTGATTTACTATTTGAAAATGAAGTAAGTATGTCTAAAATTAATAGCAAAGTTGATACAAAGGGTAGTAATAGTACTTGTTCATCTAGGACATCAAACACTGATGGCAATTCTCTCGACGATGAAAATGGAAAAGAAGATAGTGACAATGAAGATGATGAAGATGATGAAGATGATGAAGATGATGAAGATGAAGAAGGCGAAAACGTTTCAGAATGTTCTACTGCTTCTGAAGATGTAATAAATGCAATAATTAATAAATTTCCAGTAAATGTTATTTGTTTGGAAAAATGTTTAAAAACGCTAGATGATTTAATTACATCTACAGAATTATCAACAAAAGAATGGTGTGCTATTTTAATGCAAGTAATTATGATATTATTAACTTATCAAAAAACATTTAATTTTACACATAATGACTTGCATACAAATAATATAATGTATATTCAAACAGACAAAGAGTTTTTATATTACAAATTTAATAATAAACATTATAAGGTGCCTACATGCGGTAGAATATTTAAGATAATAGATTTTGGAAGAGCAATTTACAAATTTAAAGGTGTAACTGTTTGTAGTGATAGTTTTCATAAAAATGGTGATGCTGCTACTCAATACAATTTTGAACCTTACATGAATGAAAAAAAACCACGATTAGAACCTAATTATAGTTTTGACTTATGTAGACTAGCTTGTTCTTTATATGATTTTTTAATACCAGATGATGAAGACATAAATAAAACACCAATTACTAAATTAATAAATGAATGGTGTAAGGATGACAAAGGTCGCAATGTGCTTTATAAAACAAACGGAGAAGAGAGATATCCTGATTTTAAATTATATAAAATGATAGTGCGAACAGTGCATGAACATACTCCAGAAAATCAATTAAAAAGAGAATTATTTTCTCAATTTTTGGTGGCACGAAATAAATTGTCAAAAATTAAAAAAATAATTAATATAGATGATATGCCTGTATATATTTAATTTATGGTATATTTTTTTATTGTTAATGATGATTGTAAACCTTTTCTAATTTCAAACGCCCATTTTTTTCTCGTTTTTATGACAAATGTGACACTTGAAAGTGAATTTTGTATATTTATGTTCTTCTAAAAATGCTATTATAATTTCTTTCATAATAATAGGTTTTGTTGTATCACTCCAAACCTTTACTAATGCTCTTTTTATCAACAATGGTCTTTCTTCACCTATTCCATGACACCTTTCTGTTGATGGACTATTACATTCACTGCAAGGAAATTGCTTAATATATGAGTTAGTAAATGTATTTCTTATTAAATTTGTAAATACATTTGAAGCATAATCCTTTATAAAATCTTCGTGAGAAGTGTCAATTAATTTTGAATTCCATTTATTACTTTTTATAATATCATTTATTCGTTTATCAATATATTTGCTGTGGACATTTAGTTCCGTCATTATAAATTATATCGTATTGTTATATAATTTATAAACTAATCAATTTTATAAATATTGGGCGTTTGAAATGGGAAAAGGTGTAAATGACCGATGGTGTAAAATCTTGCTTATCCAATTGGTTAAGCAAGATGTTAAATTAAATTGGATGACATAAGAAAGAAATATTTATGTTAAACATGTAAATTTAGAATCCTGGATTATCAACAAATACTGCTACATTTGCTGATCCTCCTGTTAATTTATCAACACTTGATTTTGCTACTTTAAATTGGTCTGCAATAAAAA